CTGTATTGCTTTAGTGTGGCTATACTGTCTTGGGCAAATTTACGCCAGTCTATCTCTTTCCCCTTGGGGTGGTAATTTAGTAAACCCACCTTGAACAAATCCACAAAGGTATGAGTCTGCCTGATTATTTCGATTGATTCGGCAGGCTCTATTACCGGCTCAAGGCTAACCCAGGTTGTAATGCCAAGTTTGTGGGCTTCTCTCAGCGACTCTATTCTCTCTTTCGGGATAGCTGCCCCGGGTTCCCACTGCCTGGACTTTTGCTCATCCAGGAATGTTAGAGTTGTGGCGAACTCGTCACAGGGACGGAGTAGGTCAAAATCCCGCTCGGCTCTTTTACCCCCTTTAGTCAATATGGTGACATTAAAGCCGTTTTTGTGGAGTATGATTATAGCCTGGCGTGTAAGCTCGTGTACTGCATTTATAGGCTGGTAAGGGTCGCAGGTAAAGCATAGTAAGACATTCCCCTTATGCCCATCAAAGACGGCCTTCGGTGCGTCCTTTTTCAGCTTTTCAATTATGCCCTGGCGGGGAGTAGCTTTTATGAATTCCTGGCGGTCTATAAATGTGGTTTCTGGGGCATAACAATATATACAGCCGTGTCCGCATCCTCTATATAGATTAACAGCTAGGGGAGCGTATTCGCCAGCCCTACCCTTTGGTTTGTATATCACCAATCCCTTCTTTAGCATAATGCAGACATTCCTTCATGTTGTAGAGATACTCTCAGTGCCTCGCAAGACTTCTGTGAGGCTTTCCAGCGTGCGTCTAGGCAATCCTGACACTCATAAACTAGGACATCACCCTTGCCACCTATCCAGTAGTAATTACCTACCAGGTCATACCCGGTGTGCCCACAGTTAACGCAAGTGCGGAGTGTCTTTTCTGTCTTCTCTATGGTCTGTGTCTGCATTTCGCGGCCCCCCCTCGGAAAACCCACAAAGTGGGGGGTTTTCCCCTTGACACGGAAGATTGTGAGGAAAATCTGGACTTTTTTCTTGCGTAATAGAGAAGGTGTGATATAATGGCAGACAGCCAGCAGCCAAAGCTGGCTAGCCAAGGCCTGCTAGCCGTAGCCAAAGCGGAGGCTAGCAGGCCGTCCGCTTGAGGCTCCCGGCCTGCTAGCCTCCTCAAGCAAGCCGCGCGCGCGAGACCACGCGATAGAACATTCGGTCACGCATCCCACGGAGTACGCGAAACAAGTCCTAGCCGGAAAGCATACGGTCAACGCCCGTGTCCGCCTAGCTTGTGAGCGCCATCTCCACGACCTGACGCGCGACGACATTTACTTCAACGAGGAGGAATTCGAGCGTCTGCGGGCGTTCGTCTCCGAGCTTGAAGTAGCAGACGGCCATGAGCTGACCGGGCAACCGATGGTCATGCTCCCCTGGCAGTCTTTCTTTCTCGGGAGCATCCTCTGTTGGAAGTTCACCGAGACCGGGGGTATTCGCTACAAGCAGTCGTATTGCGAAGTTGCCCGCGGCGCAGGTAAGTCCACGATGATGGGCGTCCTGCTGCTCTATGTCAGCCGATATTGGGAAGGGTCTGATAACCTCTGCCTTGCGAACAAGGTGGACCAGTCCCGCCAGGCCTTTGACGCCGCCAACAAGATCGCCGCCCGTGCTTTCGGGGACTGGCGGTCTGAGGACGAGGCGGAGGCCAAGGGTGCCTTGTACGAATGCACCATTCGCGAGACTCGATGTCGCGATTCCGGCGGCCGGTTCCGCCCGATGGCGTCGAAGACTGGCACCTTGGACGGCACCAAGGCCATCTGTTATGTCTGCGACGAGACGGCTGAGGCGAAGGAGGACTATCTCCAGAAGGTGGTGTCCGCCCTGCCGAAGCTCCGTGACTCGTTCATGGTGTCCGTCACGACGCCGGGGTCTCCGGAGCTTGGTCTGGACAGCCCGTACTACACCCGCCGCCGGGTGGCCGACGAGGCCATCAAGCGGGAGAACTGGGACAAGCTCAACGTCTTCACGTTGCTATATGGCATCGAGGAGGACGATGACCCAGAGGATCCGGATGTCTGGCAGAAAGCCCAGCCAAGTCTTGGTCACGTCATTCCGGTTAGCGCGTATAAGCGTCTGCTGGAGGAGTATCGAGCCCAGGACGCCTTGCACAACTGGGAGAGATACCAGTGCTGTGCGTACTCCCTTTCGGGGCTTTCGTGGCTGCAACTCGGCGAGTGGCGGCATGTATCCCGGCCGATCACCACGGAAGCCCCAAAGGGGACTCCGGTGTATGCGGCGGTGGACTTCAGCAAGTCGTTCGACCTCACGAGCCTGTGCTGGGGCTATTGGAAGGACGGCAAGTTTCATGTACGATGGCACCATTGGGCCATCCGCGACCCGCAGATCAATAGTCACGTCCGGCATTACCAGAAGTTTGTAGACAACTGGGCATATCACGACTACGTCGATGTTGTCCCCCACAAGGTCAGTTACGACGCCGTCAAGGAGAAAATCCGGAATCTAGGTCCGGATTTGACACGGTGCGGCTACGACGCTCTCGGCGGCATGAAGACCGAGGTTCAGGCCTGGGGCGACATCGAGAACAACTACAGTCCGCTCCGCGGCGACATGCCGATGTGGAGCCTGCCTCAGACGATCGTCAGCCTTGGACCAGCGACCTACTTGCTGGAGTCCATGATCCGAAACGAGACGATCGTGATGAATACGGATCTGGTCGTCGAGTACGCCCTTCCCAATGTCCAATTGCAGGAAAACGCCAACGGCGACCGCCGCCCCTGCAAGATGCAAAGCATGGGCATCATTGACCCGATAGTCGCGTGTGTGATGCTCATGGCCGTCCTCATCAAAGAGGGTGCCGAGAGGCCCGGAGCCTACGCCAAGGACGAGGACATCGTGGTATGAAGAATCCCATCAACGAGATCCGTCGTCTGTTCAAGATGACGAAGTTCGGCGGCAGCGTCCAGCAGCTCCCAGATTCCTGGTGGAACTGGGAACGCAAGACGTTCAGCCCCGACGATCTCGTCGCCGACCCGTTCAAGGCCCTCGGTTTCTCTCCGGTAGCCCGGGCGATCCAAGTCGTCTCGAACGACATCGCCCGCGTTCCGATTCGCATGGAACGGAAGATTGACGCCCACTGGGAAGTCGTGGACGACAACCCGGTGATGGACGAGATTCTCAACGAGATCCCGAACACGCACTTCTCCGCGTACGAGTTCCGCGGATGGATGTGCCGCAGCATGATGCTGTGGGGCAACGCCTTTGCCCTCATCAGTCGGTGGGGCAACGAGGTCCGCGAGCTTATCCCGGTGCGTCCGTGGGACATGGCCCTGCTGCCAGACACCGAGCGTGGCGGGTGGTACTACCACTCGTCCGAGTACGGAGACATCAAGCACACGGATGTCCTGCACTTCCGGATGCCGTCGTACCAGAGAATGCTATGGGGTGAGAGCCCCATCATCCTCGGCCGACACGCCGTTGCTCTCGGCCAGGAGCAGGAGGCCGCTGGACGTTCTGCGTTCCAGATGCCGGGTCTTGGAAAGATCGCCATCACGACGAAGGAGACGATGGGCGGCGAGGCCGTCCGTCGTATGCAGGAAGCTTTCCGGGGAGCCCATAGCGGACCGGAAGGCATGTTGCGTCCGATCGTTGTCCAGAACGAGTCGGATGTGAAGCAGGTCGGACAGTCCCTGACCGATCAGGATTGGATCGCCGCCCGCAAGTTCAGCATCAACCAGGTCGCCCAGATGTACGGCGTCCCGCCACAGATGTTGTACAACCTTGAGTCGGAGTCTGCGTCTGGTGTTGCCGAGCAGGCCCGCCAGTACGTTGACAACTGCCTGAGCCAATACACGTCAACGTGGGCCGCGGAACTTGCGTGGAAGCTTCTTCCGCACATGCCGGACGGCGACCGTTACCGCTTTGTGTTTGACACTACGCAGCTCGTGCGAGGCACCTTTGCCGAGCAGGTTTCTGCACTCCAGATCGCCGTCCAGACCGGCGTTATGACACGCAACGAAGCCCGAACGATGATGGGGTTCAACCCCATCGAGGGCGGAGACGAGGTGCTAATTGGACCAAACATGCTCCCAATCGAGCAGAACCAGCAGCAGGCCGCTGGAGCGGAGGATGCTGGGGACGCTGGAGAGTCTGCCGACGAGTGACCAGGACTGGTCGTTTCGAGGCTGTGCGGTCCCGTACCGCCAGACCAGCCGAACGCTGTACGACCGGGCTCGCCCGTACAAGGAAAAGTTCGAGCCTCGCGCTTTGAACTGGAGCGATTCGACCGTGATGCTCATGCAGCACGATCAAAGCGGCGTGCCGCTGGCCCGTGTTGGCTCCGGTACGATCGAGTTCTATGAAGACGAACGTGGTCTCATGTTCCGATGCAACCTTCCGGAGTCGCGTTCAGACATCCGTGAAGCTTTGGAGCGTGGCGACCTGGACGGTTCTGTGTCGATCGGATTCCAGTGTGATGACGACGACTGGATGCACACAAAGACCACCAGCCTCCGCACTGTGCGGAAGGCGCGATTGGTGGAGCTTTCCATTGTCACCGCAGGTGCCTATGCAGGAGCCCGCGGCAGTATGAAGGAGTCCTGAAATGGACGACCTGCGTTCGCTGCGGGAGCAGCGTGACGAGCTTCGTGGTCAGCTTGACCAGATCATGGAGCGGAACGACAGCATCGACGACACCGAGTCGATCGAGGCTCTTGAGAAGGGCACCGCCCGTATGGCGGAGCTGGACAACGCGATCCGGTCCGCCGAGGTGAAGGCGCGTTACAACGAGATGCGGCAGTCGGCTCCGGCGTCGTACTCGTTCAAGGGACGCGAGACCGCGACTGCTGACTACGGCGGCGAGTACCGTTTCGTCATGGACGGCAACGACGTTCGCGTCGAGGGTCGTGCGGCCGAGGTCGGCGGTACTGATCCGTCGTCCTCGCTTCCCGGCATGGTTCTGCCTGGCGCCTCTACTTACGACGCTGCCATCCCGGTTGACCTTCAGGCGGAACTCATTCGGAGGCTTCCGGCCCGGGCAGTTGTTCGCCAGTTCTTCAACGTCCGGACTTACACCAACGATGTCGAACTCCAGCGCGTTGCCGCCCGTGTCCAGTCGTCTACCGATGCGGACTTCAAGGAGACTGGTAAGGTTTCGGTGACGAACGAAGCCGCCGCCTATGAAGCTGTGGACATGGAGCTTGAGCGCGTCCGTGTGAACAACTTCAAGACTGCGGCGAAGTCTGAGGTCACTGAAGAGTTCATGCGAGACGCCCGCGGACGTGCCGTGGCCGAGCTGCTTCTCCAGCACGCCGAAGAGCACGCCTTGCTCTGGGATCGCTTGTACGCGAACGGTGGTGGTGGCACCAGCGGCCCGACCCCGTGTTGGAACTACAACGCGACCACTGGCGATGGTGTTGGAATCGAGGATTACATTCCCGCTGGCCAGATCGTCGATATCGACAAGTCCCTCACTGTCAGCAACACCGCCGCCGAGGCTTCTCAGGAAGTCGTGACCAAGTTCGCCACCCTCCGCTACGAGTCGATTCCTGCTCAGTATTGGGGTGGTCTGCGCTGGATGATGGACCAGTCTTCGTTTGCTGTCATCAGCCGCGTGGTGGATGGTTTCGGTCGTCCGCTGTTCCAGCCGTTCATGAACGCGACTCCGGCTAGCAGCCTTGAGGTCGGCACCATCATGGGTCTGCCGGTGTACGTTGGCAACAACCTCGGGACTTCCGCGGCGGCTGGTGACACCTGTGCCATCCTCGCTCACGCCGAGGATTACTGCATCTTCGACCGCGCCGGATTCTCCCAGCAGGTTGACCCCTACTCTGCTGGCGATACTGGTAAGGTCGTGTACCGCCCCCGGATGCGTTCGGATGGCCGCTGGCTCCGCCCGTTCGCGGCTGGCGCCCCTGTGTGGATCGCCTGATACCCACAACCCACGGAGTCCCCTCCCCCCTTCGGGGGGGAGGGGGCTGACGGATGACAACAATGATTGAGTTCGTCTCCAAGGCAGACCACCCGTTCCAGCTCGCCGAGTTCCGCGACCACATCCGTCTCTCGACGACGGACGACGATCCCGCGGCCCAGCGATCGCTGGACGCTGCTGTGGAGGCGGTCGAGTCCTGGACCGGACGGCTCACGCGGGCGTGCATCGTCGATCAGTCCGAGGGCTACTTTATCCCTCCGTTCAGAGCGGCTTACTACCCGGTCGTGGATGCCACCACGACCGTCACCAGGTACGACTCTGAACTGGATGTGTCTGACAATGTGTCTTCCTACTACTACGTCCTGAAGAGCCGTGGCGGCTACCATCTGGTGCCTGCGGTCGGGTCGTATCTGGACACGATCAAGAAGACCGTGACCTGGCGGTACACCGCTGGGAACACGGACGTACCGGCGAACCTCAAGCTGGCGATCTTCGGAGTCGCCGCCCATTGGTTCGAGAACCGCGAGCTGGTGAACGAGGCCCGGCTGGACACCGTGCCGATCGCGTACCGCTCCATCATCGAGGACTACCGGAACGGCGAGCTGTGAGGGTCGGAACCTTCCGCCATCTCGTCTCGATCCGCGTGCCGACGCAGTCCACCGACAACGCCGGACAAGCGTCCTATAACTTTAGTTCGTTCGATCACTGGGTGGACGCCAAGAGCATCCGAGGGTACATATCGGACGCTGGGATGCAGGAGACGGCTGGACGCCGCTACTACAAGTTCACCATGCGTCACGATGACCGGGTGGACTACGGTTGCGAGATCATCTTCAAGTCCGCCACTTACCGCCCGGAACGAATCGACCGCTACGACGAGCGGGACCGCTACCTGATCGTGTACGCCTACGAGGTGGATCTCTGATGGACGAGAAGTACCTCAGCGAACTCTTTGACGCCGTCGAGGACATCGTGGCGATCCGCGACAAGCAGGGGGTCGCCAAGCTCCGGCGTGGCCTGCGGCAGGCGATGCGGATTGTGGACCAGGCCAGCCAGACGGAGT